CATGAAGAAGCTAATCTGGCTGGCGGCGCAGGACGTCAAAGCGGAATTGGCCGGGCGCGATGTATATCAGCAACAGGACCTTGCCGCTATGTGTGGCGTTAAGCCAGATAACTGGAGCCACAACTACTCAGACTACTGGCGCGCCATGTGCACCATCTTCAAGCGGCTGGACAGTGAGTCTCTACTCTGTGCCGTGAGAACGCGATCACAACAAAAAGCGGCTTTTTCGCAGCAATGTATTGCAAAAGTCAATTAAATGCGCCATATTTGAATCTACTTTGATATGCTGCCAAAAATGTATAGGGCGGCATCAGAATCACGCCAGATTCGATTCTTTTAGCAAAGCAACTCGAGACAGAACACCAATTAGCCCGCCACTGCGCGGGCTTTTTTGTTGGCAGCATATAAACAAAAAAGTTTATAAACCTCTTGTCTGTATAAACAAAAATGTTTATACTTGATTTCAAGTTAAACAGACAGGAGGAGGAAGTGAAGCAAAGCGAGTTCAAGCGTTGGCTTGCCGCTCAGGGGGTAGAGTTCAAAGATGGTACTAACCACTTAAAACTCTTCTACCAGGGCAAGCAAACGGTGATGCCGAGGCATCCGGGAAAGGAGATACCGGAGCCGCTGAGAAAAGTAATTCTCAAGCAACTCGGCCTTAAATAACAAAACCAGCCCTTCGGGGCTGGTACTTGCGGCGGTTCACTTATTCAGATATGCGATATCCAGTAACGTTCGATTGTGATGAAACCGGGTGCGCGGTGTTGTTTCCGGATATACCGGAAGCCGTAACCGGTGGCGAAACCAGAGAGGAAGCGTTAGCAATGGCGCAGGATGCTCTGGTAACGGCGCTTGATTTTTATTTTGAAGACCGCCGCGAAATCCCGCCGCCGTCCAGCCAGGGCGAAGCGTTCGTGGAAGTGCCTGCAAGCGTTGCCGCTAAGGTGCTTCTGCTGAATGCTGTGGTTCAGAACGGCGTATCTAACGCTGAGCTGGCGCGCATGATCGATACGCGCCCGCAGGAAGTTACGCGCATTCTCGATCTGCATCACTCGACCAAAATAGACACTATACAGAAGGCGCTGGCGGCGCTGGGTAAGCGGCTTGAAATGGTCGCTAACTGATAAGCATCAACATCAAACAAGGCTCGCTTCGGCGGGCCTTTTTCGTATTTGGCCGGAAGGCAATCACAAACAAACCTTCCCCTTGTCCCGAATGTCTTACCGGCCATTCCCCACTACGCACAGCACTTCCGAACCCTTAACGGAGGTGAGAGAAATGCTACGTATGAATACCCAAAACGGATTCTGGTCTTACTTCTGGTCAGCCATTACAGGATTCTTCGCCATGTTGACTCTTCAGGATGTGCTTTTCGCCCTGGGGGCAATTGTAACCGCGTTATTTACCTGGCTGACGTATCGCTCCAACAACAAGCGCAACCTGGCGGTTATTGAGGAGGAGCGCAAGCGCACCGACATACTCAAAACCGCTTATGCCCGTGGTGATGTAAACAGCATTCCGGAAGCCGCGAAGATAGTTCAGGACATTAATGCGGTAATGCAGCCGCAGGAGAAATAGCATGGCAATGCCTCCCACGCTGAGAAACCGCATTATCGGCGCGATTGCTGGTGGCGGTGGCGCTATTGCGATAGCAACAGCCATGCTGTCCGGCAATGATGGGCTGGAAGGTGCGCGCCATAAGCCATACCAGGATGTCGTAGGCGTCTGGACGGTATGTTACGGGCACACCGGCAAGGACATTATGCTCGGCAAGACTTATTCCGAGGCAGAATGCCGGGCGCTGCTGAGCGCTGACCTTAACAAGGTGGCACGGCAGATTAATCCCTATATCCAGCGCCCAATTCCCGAAACGATGCGCGCTGCGCTGTACTCTTTTGCTTATAACGTCGGTGCTACCAGTTTCCGTACATCCACCCTGCTTACCCTCATCAACAAGGGTGACAACAAGGGTGCGTGCGATCAGCTGCGTCGGTGGATGTATGCAGGCGGTAAACAGTGGAAGGGGCTGGTAAATCGTCGCGAGATAGAGCGGGAAGTCTGCACGTGGAGCCAGAAATGAAGCTTCGCTATGGGCTTATACTCTGCGCCGCACTTTGCGCGCTTACCGGCTTACTGTCCTGGCGTTCCGGCTGGAGTGCGCATGCTGACCATATCAATGCGCTGGCGGCTAAAAAGAAAGACAAGGCGGCTAAAGCAGTCCAGTCGGGCGAGCAAAAAGCGGCGCAGGCCACCAGTGAAGGCAAAGTCATTTACAGAACCATAACCCGCGACGTGGTGAAATATGTTCAGAATCCGAATCGTACCCGCTGTGATTTTGATGATGAGTCTGTCCGGCTGCGCCAGCGTGCTATCGACGCTGCCAACTCCATCAGCGGATTTGATGCAGGAGCCGTGCAAGGCAAGTGATGCTGGAACGAATAGCGATGAAGACCTGCAGTCGGATGTTGAAACGATGGAGTGCCTGCGCCAGTTACGGCTCGATAAATACCGCTGGCAGGCCTGGTATAAAGCGGTTAAGTAGTTGCAGAAAATTAGCCCTTCTGGTGAAACCTCTGTTGAAACACCAGAAGGGGGCCAATGGCCACACATAGTCTAACGTTATAACTATTAGCTATCTTTTGAAGTGTTTCCAGAGGGATAAATTTGTTTTATGTATAAGTATTATCAACGGCTTTAGCTACTTCTCAGATAAGTGTTATTAGATAATTCGTTGACTAACAGTAAGGGCCTTATGCACTAACTGAGAATAATGAATTCAAAATTACCGATGATAAGCAGGCAAAAAAAAAGCCTCCTGGTGCGGAGGCAATTATGAGTCAATCTTTTTTATGTGCTTCTTGCTTTAACAGCGGGGCAACAATAACAGCTCTCTGATAAATTACAAATAAAATGCATCTTTAGTGTTGGCATTCCGTGCTTTTGTTAGTTTACGGCTTCTTATGAATTGGCTTGGCTTATAGCTAGCACCGCCAGTTGCGTTTTCAAACGTACCGATGCTGATTACACCGACATATTTTGGGCATGGCTCCTGAATTGACTAGACTTAAGATCCTTTAAGTGAAAAGAGAGGTTCATATGACTGACCGTCCAGTTAATGGTGACCATCCTGACTTTAGCCCCATCCCGGACAATGTAGATGACGATAAGCCGGAGCAGTCAGAAACAACCAAAAAAGATGATCCTGGCTCAGCACCAGAATCTGGTGATAAAGAGCCAGAATGAACAGAAGCGCCTCCGGGCGGTTTTTTGTGACCATCACAAGGCGCTTTCACAGCAGAGCGCCTGATGATGTTCTCTCCGCTGCACAACAACACGGTCAGCCACGCTGCGACTCTTTCTGCGGCTTACTGACTCCACTGGGCGGGATTATTTCGCGCTCACAGAAGAGATAGCTATAGTGACAAAACAAGTCGGTCACTTACAGGACTTTATCGACACACAATGCCTGAGGTAATCGAGCAACCGGAGAGCTGACTTCTTCCTTACTTGAGCTTTGCCTTTAAAAGAGCGCGCATTTCTTCTTTTGCACGAGCGATGAATTCATCTTCACTTTCGTTTTGGCGCAAAGCCCCTATTTTTGAATCCAGCTCATCAATAAACGAGTCTTGAGTAACCATCTTTTCGGCTTGCTCGGAGAATTTAACGATATCTTTTGACTCTTTGTTGCTGAAGGCACCGCTGATCATTATTCCAGAGGCTATCTTTGTGGCAATTGCAGAGGTTTTAGAAACTGAGCTCGATAAAACAGCAAGCCCAGTACTACTTGCCTTAGCGTTTGCTATGACGTCTTTTAACTTAACCATATCAAGCATCCTTACGCTTGTGAAAATAGTCTCTAAAAATGGAGGTAAAGCTTTCGACGATCACATCGATTATCTTTTCCTTTTGCTGCTCACTGAGCCCACCCCACAAGCTCATAAAGAAACCAAACAGTTTTAAAAGCAAACTAAGCATTCATAATCTCCGTTTCGTTAAAGGTTTTTATAGGTGACGAGCTACTTTATCACTGGGCGCAGTCTATACAAACATTCATATATAGGCGTATCACCTGATGATGTACTGTCTCCACTGCAACACGGTTAGCCACGCTATGAAGCACCGCGACTCCGGCCCACTGCTCACCTCTGAGCAACGAGACAATCAATTACTCTGGTAAAACGTGATGAGAAAGACGCTTCTCTGCCTTGCGGGGCTGGCGCTTGCTGCCTGCGATATTAATGATGCCGATGTGGCCAGCCGCAACGTAAGCAAGGCCGCTGATAACTTCGAGGCGCAACGGCGCTTTGTTTTTTATAACGGGATTACCGGCGAATTCATGCTGGAAATTACCGGGCTTTGCTCAAAGGACAATACCAGCACCGAGCGAACGCTGGGCGTTATCTGCAAGACCGGGCCGGACACTTACAAAAAGCACATGCTGGGCCTGTCGGATAACGTAACCTGGTTTATGGAAGACCTGAGCGGCACGAACGCCAGCGTTAACCATTACCGCGTCACCTTCAAGCCATCAGTGATCATCCCTGATATTGACGTTCGTTAGCCACTACGTGAAGTGTAGCGGCCCGTCTATTTAACAGAACAGGTAAGGCTATGAGCTACACGCGATGCAATTTTTGTGGGTCAGGATTGCACACCCGTGATAACTGCCCACATACATGGGGCGGCAGCGCCCGCCGCACTAACTTACGTTGTAGCTACTGCGGTGGAAGTGGTCATAACTCACACGCTTGCCCGCACAATGCCAGCAGCTCGCGGCGCCGTCGCCTGAATGACGATTTCTATCTCGACTGAGGGTTTGGAATGATTGCTACTATCGGGACCATTCTTGTTTGGTCTCTAATCGTTATTGCGGGAGCTGCTGGGCTGCTATTCGCATTCATTGGCTTTATGTTCTTTATCAGCTGGCCGAAGTGACGCTAACTGTTAAGGCATTCCAGCAGGCATTCACTGAGTGCCTGTGATAATGCTAAATTATCCTGTCCATACAGGAGGGATAATGAATACTACCGACAAAATTGCATTATTTTCAATGATTGGTACATGTGTTTCTGCCGTTGCATCATTAGCAACTTTATATTTTGCGAAGGTTGCTTTAAGCGCATGGAAAGAACAGGAAGTTTTAAAATCCAAAAAAGATTTTAAAATGTCATTGCTAGAACTCAAGTTTGTAACTCTTTGGCAATCTTCGACGATTCACCCTGAACACCTTAGGGTGGGCAGGAATCTTCTTTATGATGCTAATGAGTTAAAAAATTCACAACTTTCTGAATATGAAAAAAATATTTTTAAAGGCTTTGCAATAGAGTTCGAAAAATTTGAAAATGCTATGCAAATGTGTGCAAGGCATTGGTTGGCAAGTGAAAAGCTATTTAAAGGCACCAAAGTGGAGAGCTTGTGGGGCGGCATTTGTCAAGCTTATAACGAATACATCCAAGGCATGAAAAGCCAAGCTTACTTTATTGAAAAGTTAGATGAGCTAATAAAAATAGATCTTTATTATATTTCTCCTTCTTAATCTGTACATTTAATAAAAGCAAAAAATGTGCTTACGCTCGGCTATTTACGCATTGCATGCATATCAAAAACAAATTTTAGAATGAGCCACTGGCATCCGCTGGTGGCTTTTTTTATGCGCATCGCACGCGCACCAAAGAGAGTCTTTCAGTCGTGAGCCTGGGGA